TAAGGAACCCTATACAGATGAATTTGGGAATACAAAAGAACGTATTGTTAGATTTGATTTACATAATCCTAAAGAATACAACATTGTTGTTGGTGATCACTTAGCTATAGCTAAACTAGAATCAAGAAATAATATAGGATTTACATTAAAACAAAATATTGACAAGATATCTGAGTATTCTGTAATTGCTAGAAATATGTTTAAAATGACCTTTATATGGCTACAGCAATTTAATCAGGGTTTAAGTTCTATAGAACGACAGAAATTTAAAGGTATTGACATATCTCCACAACAGTCAGACTTTAAAGATACAACTAACCCTTATACAGATGCTGATGTAGTATTAGGTCTAATGAATGCCTATAAAATGGATATGGAAAGCTCACTTAATTATAATATTAATAAGTTTGCAGCACCATATAATCTAAAAGATTCATTCAGATTATTAAAAATAATAAAAAATAGGCTAAGTAGGGACAACATAGCTATTGGTTTATTATTTTTGCCAAAAGCAGGGGCATTTAAAGAACTACCACCTGCTGATGAAATGTCACAAGGTTGGTTAGAAAGAAATATGATATGACAGAAACAACTATAAAATTGCCTACTAAAAAACTTAAGGCAGAACGAGTAAACCCAAAACGCTTGGTTATTTACTCAAAACCTAAAACTGGCAAGACTACAGCTCTTGCAGGTTTAGATAACAATTTAATTATTGACTTGGAAGATGGCTCAGATTACGTTGAAGCTTTAAAAGTAAAGGTTAATACCCTTACTGAATTAAAAGCTGTTGGTGAGCAAATTAAGCTTAATAATAGACCATATAAATATGTAGCTATTGACACTGTCACAGCTTTAGAAGATATGGTTAAACCGCTTGCTTTAAAATTATATAAAGACACAGCTATGGGTAGTAGATTTACAGGTGATGATGTACTTAAATTACCTAATGGCGCTGGTTATTTATATCTGCGTGAAGCATTCTTTCAAGTGCTAGATTATATTGATTCATTAGCTGAACACATTATCCTTGTAGGTCATATAAAAGACAAACAAGTAGATGATAGTGGTGAATTAGTAATGGCTGCAAATATTGATTTGACTGGTAAAATCAAATCATTAATATGCGCTGGTGCTGATGCCATTGGTTATGTGTTTAGACGTGATAATCAAACTGTAATCAGCTTTAAAACTAATGAGGAAGTAACTTGTGGTGCCAGACCTGACCATTTAAAAAATCAAGAGATTGTACTGGCTGAAGAAGTAAATGGTCAAATTGTAACTCATTGGGACAAAATCTATAAATAATAACTTAAAATATAAAAATATATGAACTTTAACTTAAAACAAGAGAATTCAAACAGTCAACAATCAACACAACCAAACAAAGTTAGATATCAGCGTCCTGGTATTTATGACAATGTTAAGATTACTGAAATTTTATTTGGTAAATCAAGTGTAAAACAAACACCGTATATACAACTTAAGACTGTTAACAATCTTGATGAAGTTGGTAACTCTTCACGTATGTATTTATCAAATACACGTGCTGAAGGCAAGCAGACTACTGCTTGGACTATTACAGCTAAGAACTTGATTAATTTGATTATTTCTACAAATAACATTTCTAAACAAGAAGCTGAAAATATTGAATTAGTATCTCCAAGTGAAACTAATCCTGATAAAATGTATGCACAATTGGTTAATAAATTATCAAGCTTATTGATTGGTAAACCATTCCGTGCTAAATTTATTGGTGAGCAAACTAAAGAAAATGGTATTGTTTATGCTAGTTTAGATCGTTCTGAGTCTATGAGCATACCAGCATCTCAATCTTATCTCAAGTTTGATGAGAGTAAAGATGTTAAATTGTTTGCAACAACAGCTACTACAGCTGAAGATATGCCATTCTAATTTTAATTTTAAAGTAGTGTAAAGTATTAGTTAATAGTATTTTACACTACTTTTTTATTTTATGTTTAGTCTAAAAGATAATTATAAACCTATTTCTTCACAGGAAATAGAATCTAAAATCTCAGGGTATGATTTATGGAGGTATTATTGTCATAACTTTAAGGAAATAAATAAAAAATTCAAATCTGAATTATATAATGATAAAAATCCAAGTTGTGTAATAGGGCCTTATAGAGGTAAATTATATTATAAGGATTTTGGTAATAGCTCTGCAAAGATGTCTGTTTATGATTATATTATGTTAAAATATGGGTGTACATATAAAGAATGTCTTAATATTATAGCTAATGACTTTAAAATCAGGTCATTAGATTTAAAAGAATATAAAAGCGTTGTTATGGAACACATCACATATGAAAAACCTAAAATAAAAATTGAGATTGAAAAAAGACCTTTTAGTTTAATTGACTTTGAATATTGGGATAAATATAAAATACCTTTAACTATGTTAGATTATTATAATGTAAGTGCATGTTCATCATACATTTTACATAAAGATGATAATTTATACAAGTTTGCTGAAACCTTAAATAACCCTATATACGCATATAGGTTTAATTCTAACGATGAATATCGTTATAAGATATATAAACCTTATGAAAAAAATAAACGGTTTAAATGGCTATTTGATGGTAAAGCAGATTATATTGAAGGATTTGACCAATTAGATTGGGTTGGTGATAAACTAATTTTGACAAAAAGTCTAAAAGATTGTATGGTTTATAGGTTATTTAATTATAATGCTATATCTTTACAAGGTGAAACCAACAAATTAAAACCTGAAGTTGTAGATAAATTGCTTAAACGTTTTAAAGAAATAATAATAAATTATGACAATGACTCAGAAGGTAGGAAAAATACAAAACTTATATCTGACACTTATGGATTTAAGTATTTCTTTATTGACGATGCTAAGGACATTAGCGATTATTTAAATTTATATGGTTTTAATAAAGCTAAAAAACAAATAACTAACAAACTAAATCAATTAAAATGACAAATGGTAAATTTAGAGTATCTTTTGAAGTAACAGATAACTGGACTATACAAGGTTTTAGGAATTTTATAAAAGTATTATTATCTGATGAAAATACTTTTGATGTTTATATTATATCTAATGATGATAATTCATCATATATTTTAAAAACAGGCCAAAACCTAAGTATGGATGCTGATCATGTTAAGATTTGTAACTTTGAAAGTGACAAACTGCAACTCATTGAAAGTCTAAATATTGATATTCATCTTGACAATCTACAAAGTTTTGTTATGAAAATTGATGAATTAACACCTAGTAGTCATGGTGTTTTGGTAACTAAGAACTTAAATAAATATTACCTTAAACCTGACTATGTGTTAGTTTTTGATAGGTTGATGATGGAAATTAAAGATGGTGAAATATAAAAAGAGTGGTGAAGGCAAAATTAAAAATGCCACAAAGCTAGAAGCAAATGGTTTAGTATTTAAATCTAAACTTGAATTGTTTACTTATAATAAGTTAATAGAATCAGGTATAACTAACTTTCAGTATGAAACTTTAAAGTTTACATTATTACCTGCATTTGAATTTACATATCCTTCCTTTGAGGTAAAAAAAGATAAATTATATGACATAGCTAGTGGTAATATCAGGGCAATAACTTATTTACCTGATTTTGCCTGCATTAATGAGCAGAAAGAAGGTTGGATTGTTGAATGTAAAGGTTATCCAAATGATGCATTTCCTTTAAAATGGAAATGGTTTAAATTACATTTGTTACAAAATGGTTTTAAAGTTACATTGTTTAAGCCTAACAATCAAACCAACGTGTTAAAAACAATAGATAAAATAAAAAACATGTACTATGTTTAAAGTATCATCATATGAACTTATAAAGATTGTCAAAACTTTAGACAAATCTTTATTTGCAATAAATACACTTGAACGTTTAGGTCAAAACAGGGCTGTATTCCTTGAAACTAAGGAGGAGCTATTTGAGCTTAAACGTCAGTTAATAAACAGGTATGGCTTAGAAGGGTTTGATGAATGGAAGAATCAAGCAATAAACTAAAAGTAATCAGCTATGACGCTGATTTTATACCTTTTTACGTATGCCACAATAAAAAAGATGAACCTGAAAAAACACTGGAAGATTGTATAATTCAGTGTGACAGTCTTATAACTAATATAAATAACTATTTATTTGGTGATTTATATTGTGGTTTTATGACTGTGGGTAAATGTTTTAGATATACAGTTAATCCTGACTATAAGGCTAATAGAAAATATACTGACATGCCTAAGTATTTAGCTGAAGTCAAAGATTATTTAATTAATAAACATCAATTTATGTTCATTGAAGGATATGAAGCAGATGACCTTGTAATGTCATTTAAAGCTACTTATCCTGAATATGAACACATTGTTGTATCACCTGATAAAGATGTCTTATATTCGCTAGAAATAGGTTTTAACCCTAAATCTAGTGTATATGTCAATAATAGCATACAAGATATTGAAGAATATTTCTGGTCAAGTATGATTATAGGTGACCGTGTAGACAATATTAAAGGTTTACCTGGTAAAGGTTTAGCATATGTTAAAAATATTAAAAATAATAAACCTGAAACTTTAAGTTGGAGAGATTGTATTTTTAATGAATATGTTATGCATTTTGGTGAATATGAAGGGATAAAACAATTCTATACAAATTATTTAAGTTTAAAACTAATTGAGAATGTGGATGTTAAGAATATAAAACTAAATAATGTACTAAAAATAGAAGTGTGTGAATAAAAGAATAGAACTTATAGGAAATAAAGCAACAAAGTGCCATACATTTATACTACCAATGTTTGGTTTGAAATCAACATTATTACCAAATAATTATATAAACACATATATTTATGATAGCAATAGTGTTGTATTAGTTTGTTCTAAACCTGAAGAAAAAGAGATAAGTGGGTTTGATAGGTTTTTAGCAACTATTAACGAAAATGGAGATTACAGTAAATATGAAGATACAGGTGAAGAAATTCTATTGTATTTTACAATTCCTGATAACTTCAAATCTGATTTTAACAAAATCATAAAAGGAGAATACAGTAAAACATCTACTAATTATAAAAGCTTAATTGTAAAAGCATATGGTAGAACATCTATAAAAGATACGTATAAAGTAACAGCTTATAATACGTTATATCCTCAAGAATTCAAAAGAAAACAAATAGCTGATAGGCTTGGTGTTGAAACTAAACTTATCAGTGAGGTATTGGATTCTCCTGATTTAAACTACGAAATTTACAAACCATTACATGAACTAACAAAACAAAACTTACATTATGACAATCAGTAATCAAATTTTATCAGAAATTACAATTTTTAACAAGTATGCAAAATTTAAACCTGAGTTTAGTCGTAGAGAAACTTGGCAGGAAATTTGTGATAGGTATGAGAACATGATGGTTGAACGGTATCCTCAATTAACTGAGGATATCACAACCAAAATGTTATTAGTGCGTAATAAACAAATATTACCAAGTATGCGTGCTATGCAATTTGCAGGTTTACCTATATTTAAAAACGAAAGCAGGATATATAATTGTGCATATTTTCCTGTAGATAATTATAAAGCATTCAGTGAAGCCATGTTCTTATTATTAGGTGGTACTGGTGTTGGTTTTTCAGTACAAAAACAACATGTTGACCAATTACCAGCTATTAAAAAACCTATTAAGGAAAAGAAATTCATCATTGGTGATTCTTTAGAAGGTTGGGCTGATGCTATTAAAGCACTTGTTAAATCATATTTAGGTTATACACAATATAAACCTAAATTTAATTTTTCAGATATACGTCATAAAGGTGTGCGTTTGGTTACAGCTGGTGGTAAAGCACCAGGACCTGAACCATTAAAAATATGTTTAGCACATATGGAAAGTATATTTGAAC